CGGGAAGCTCTATCGATGGTGATTTGCTCTTTGCTCATGTTCACTCCTTGACGTACTTGGCGTATTCCTCAATCGGAACACCCAGTTTCTTTGCAATGGCAACCTGACTCGGCGAAAGCCGAACAGTACGGCGCACGTTATTGATCCCCGAACTACGGGTGGCAGGTGCAACAGCGGGTGCGGGACGCTGTTGTCTGGTTGGTTGTTGGGCAGAACTGCGGTTCTGGAACTTGTTCGGAAACTCTTCAACGAGTCTACGATCCAGTTCAGTATAGTATTCATCGGAATTGGGGTCAATACCTTCTTGACTTACCAATGTTTCATGAATACCCCACGCAGCATAGGTCATGACACGGTCTTGACCAAACCATGGATTGCGCTCCGCCCATTCTTCTGCTTGTGGGCTCGGGCGGGGCTGTTGAGGAGCGGGCGGTTGATAGGCCTGTTGAGGCTGAGGGGCCTGCTGTTGAGGCTGGGGGGCCTGCTTGTAGGTCTCAACCTGTTGTTGCTGGTCTTGCAGCCATCCTGCGACTTGACGCTGCTCATAGACAAGGTCTGCAAGGCGCTGTTGCGCTTCGGTTTCCGTGTCAATGTCGCCTTCTTCGCGTGCTTTGCGGATGATGGCCTTGAGGGTGGCCTGCTGTGTCTCCAGACGGGTCTTGGCCTCGTTCAGGCGGCTGTAGTCGGTGTTGACAAGCTTTTGCTGAAGCGTCTGGGTCTGTGTTTGCAGGCCCTTGGCGTATTCAATTGCAGCTTGCTCACGGCGCTCGGCTTCGCGCATGCGGGCGGTGAGCTTGGCGATGCGTTTTTGGACGTTATCGCTGATGGTCTCAAGCTCTTCGCGGTTTGATGCAGGTTCCACAGACTCTGGGGCCGCTTCTTGAACCTCTGCCTTGCCTTCTTCATTGATAGAGATGTCGGTTGCAACTTCGTTCTCACCGAGATCGAATTCCAACTGACTATCAGGTACTGTTGCTGTTGCCATTGGTTACCTCACATGTGCAGAATGTCTTCTGGGTCTTTTATCGTGGCCAAGATTTCGTCATCGTTCAGAATCCGAATCTCGCCGCCGTCAATGGCCATACGCGCACCCGCGTAACGGCCAAAAATGATCCAATCCCCCTCCTTGCACCAAGGGCCGGTGGGGAACTTGGCTTCGTCCTTGTAGGCCAAGGGGCCTACGGCCAAAACATAGGCACAGGTCGTTGTGAGTTGCTGACGCTCAAGGGTTTGGTCGGCCAATTCGATGCCGCCCTTGGTTTTGCGTGCGCCACGGTAGGGTAGAACAATAACTCGCCAACCCGTAGCCTTGGGCAGGTGGTCTTTGATGTTCTCAACGCGGTCTTCGTGGTCTTTTCTGGCCTCAGCAGATGCAGCAGCATCGGCAACGGCCCTTGCAGCCGTTGCTGCGGCTTCCTCAGCCGCTTCTTGAGCCCATCGTTCTTCCAGTGCAGTGGTTCCTGTCATGTGTTGGTCCTCAAAGGTTGGGATTTTTGTTGAGGAGGTCTTTCACAGCCTCTTCGACAAAGCGATAACCCTCAAGACGGCCCATCAGGAACTTGTACTGCTCCATATCCCGTATCCCACCGCCCAAAATCGTCTCATGCGTCTCCCTTTGGAGGCGACGAACGGAAGATAAAACGGTTTCTGCAAATTCAAGCATGGATTACTCCAATGAAGCAGACAGTATGGCCCCTGTCCGAAGGGTGTACTCACATCATACGACAACTTACGCGATTTTTACCTTGTTGAACGCATCTTTTCGATAAACGTACGTCACACCCAACGGGTTTTTGCCGCTAGGGGGCGCTTTCGGCACCTTCTTCTGAGTCTTTTGAACGACTTTTGGCATCATTTTGGGTTTATTGCGCATTTTTGGCTCCTTGGTTTGCCATTTTTGCCGTGTCTGCCTGCATTTTCTGCACCGACAGCATCAGTTTGGCCTGACTTTCTTGCTGGTCAGCCTGTTCCTTCTGTTGATCGAGCTGCAACTTGGCCTGATCGATGCCAATCTTGGCCTGATCGCGCTGTGCAGACTGCTCGAGCTCTTGTTTCTTGAGCGCCACCAGTGGGTCTTCCTGATTGCCCGACATCTTTTCTTGCAAATCCTTGACCTCTTGGAAGCCCTTGGCCACCTTTGTAGCGATCATTGCCTCGCGTTGCAACGCAGAGACCATGCTATCTGGATCGGTGCCGTACTGCTGGAACAATTCGGCTTCCGTATCCTCTTCGGCCTTCAAGCGGATGTGATCGAAGATGTGTTTCTGTAGATTTACAGCGACGTTTGGCATGCCCTGCATCATGGGCGACAAGCCAAACAGGATGTGCGTCATGATGTGTGCATCGTGCTGTTGGCCAGCAAATGCTTTGAGTGGTGAGCCGTCCAAAGCCTGTGCGTTTTCGCTGGCAGGGTCCTTGGGCTTGTCCACATTCTGTGTGTTCAAAATCTGATCGATGTCGCGCACACCAATCGCTTCGTACATGCGGCGATAGGCTTCGTACATGTTGTGCATCTGCGGTGCGCTTTGAGCCAGTTGCAACTGGGTCTGCGCCATGGTGATGCGCTGCGCAACAGAGAAGATGTTGGGGTCAGAGACAGGCAACACATCGATGCGGTCATCGAAGTCTGCCTTCTTGATGGTGCGGCTCTCGCCGGGGACATCGTAGGGATACTCGTCCGGCAAGTACTCAGCAAAGCCCTTGGCGAGCAATTGGAACTCCAGCTTTTGGCTGTAGTGCAACCGCTTGTGGATGGCCGACATGACCGAGCTGCCCTTCTCCAGCAAAGCGATCGTCGTTCCGACAGCAGCGTTTTGATTGCTGTCGCCAACTTGCATGTCAGAGATGCTGGCCATGCGTTGACCAGCCTGCACGCAGAATCCAAGCAGCGCCATGAGCGTTTGGCTCGGTTCTTTGTACGGCAGCGGTAGCAAGGATGATTGCAGTTCCATACCACCCGCATCCATGTCGCGCCATTCACCCGGCTGGATTGGCACATCATCGTTCATGATCCGTGCGCCCTTGGCCTTGAAGCCCGCAGGCAGGTTCACCAGCGTACCGGCATCGAGCAATTGTTGCAGTGCAGCAGTGGCGGTCTTGGACAGGTTGCCGACCAAGTGCAAGAAGCCAAGGCCATAGGCTCCCGGGCCTTGGACCAAGCGGTAGTGGATGTAGTACTGTCTGCGTTTGAAAAGCTTGTCGCCCTCTTTCCAGTTGCGGCGGATACCGACGACATCGCCAGTGTTCTCGTCCAACGTGATGATGTAGGGCAGCGCAATGCCGGTGACTTCACCGTCTTCGTCCTTGTGCTCGAATCCATACAGGTCGTAGTCCAACTGGAACTCAAGCAGGCTGATCTCTTCTTCCTCGGCATTGGGGGACATGCCCATGGCCTTGTCCACTGCCTTTTTGATCGTGCTTTGGCCGTTGTCGTTCAAGGATTGAGGCTGTGCTTCATCCAAATACTGACCACGCACGACTGCTTTCTTGTAATCGTTGGTGGTCATTGGAACGCGGTGGATGATGCGTTCGCATTCGCTCATGACAGAGCTGCCCCAGTACGGGATGTACAGGTTGTCTGGCAGCACCAATGCGCTCACCATGCGGCCCTTGTTCTCGTCGTAGTAGACCTTCTTGAAGGTTGAGCCGCCGTAGCCGGTGTAGAACAAGAGCTGATCGAAGTCAGGGGTGTACTCTTCCATCACCGAAGTGATTTGGTAGTTCATGAAGTCGCGCACGCGGTCGGCCTGCATGAGCTTCTCGCGTGTTTCCTTGCCCAGCACTTGCGTGCGCACGGGGCCTTCAGCAGGCAAGAGTTCCTTCAATGCGGTGGACTGAAACTGCACAATGCTCTCGGTCAGCAGGGGATGGCTCACGCCGCTTGCGCCCTTGAACGGCTTGGTGCGTTCTTCCATGGTGAAGCCCAAGAGCTTGATGCCCTTGCTGTACTGGTCTTCCCAATCCTTGCGTGAAGAACGATCGGCATCGAACAACAGCATCAAGTCTGCGCTGATCTTGCCCAATACGTCTGAATCGATGACCTCGGCCAAGTTGGCATCGAAAGGCACATCCGCGTCTTCTTCCTTGCCTATGTTGACCAACAAGTCGCCGGTTTCAGAGTCAAACTGAATTTCGACATCAGGCAAATCCTCGGGTGCCTCTTGGGACTCGATTTCAATATCGGCCCCACCTTCGGGGTAATCATCGCCTGTGATGCGTTTTTCGATGGGCATGTTGTGTCCTTAAATGTATCGGGCAGTGCTGGGTTGACGTTCTACCATACCGCCCATTGCGCGTCCGGGAGGAGAAAGGGGGCGGAGCAAACGCAAGCTTGCTTCTCGCAAGATATTTTCGCCTTTGTTTTTATCAGCGTACAAGGAGCCGTCGTTCAAGCCCTTCATAAATTCACGTAGCTGATTGGCCTGCTCTGGGCTTAAACCGCGAGATAACACAGGAAGGGATTCGTCCAAGTTAATCATGTTGATGCCATCAAGATTGGTAACCGCCCCCCAATCTTTACTCTTGACAAAGTCTTGAACTTCTTTCAAATACTTATAAGAATTTGGATCCTTCACCAAATCCCGTGCATTGAATTGACCTTTGATTTCGGTGATGCGCTCTGAATTGTCTTGCATTCGTGCCCATGCTTGATATTCTGGAGTGGCTTGAATCTGCTCTTCAGGCAGATAGTTTAAGTTGCCATGCTTGTTTTGAAAGTTGGTGATCTGGTCATAGTCCATATGCTCGATGAAGTCATATGCCGTTGGCGTAGTCTTTGTGACAGTCAGTTGGACACGCGGAACTGCTTTCTCATCAAACAAGATATGCAACCGGTTATCGCCACTGCCGTTTTCCATGGCATGGGCTTCGTCCACGGTACACCAACCACCTAAGCAGCCTGCTTGCTGTACCAGCTCGGCCTGCTGCGGCTCTTCCGCCAAATCATCCATGGCAATCCATTTGCGGCCATTGTCGTATTTTTTGTAGGTGTTGCCGTATTTGTCCAAGTACTTGGCCGCTTGTACCTGTCTTTCCCTGTCTCGCCACTGATTAAACATGGCAACTTTTTCGGAAGCCTGAACAGGAGACATGCCTTGCAGCTTTTCGGGGGTAAGGTGGTATTCCTCTGGGATTGGGGTAGAGAACTCCCCGTATGCCTTGAAGTTCTTTTCCGTGGACAGCATGTCTTCCATGCCTTCCATCATCTTGGGGAACTGCATTCTTTCCGACAAGTTGTATCCGGGCTGATACACCCGAGTAAACGGAGCCTCATCTTGTAGATACCGAGCTGTGGGATGCAGTTCGTATCTTTCCATTTGTCCCACAGTTTGAGGGAATAGGGAAGAGTCAATTTGAGCTTCTACCTTTTGACCCAACTCTGTTTTGGCAAACCCTTTTCTAGGGAAGCCTTCCATCACGCGAGTATGCCCAACATCCATCGGAGCAAGCCTCTCGTCGATGTTTTCATGCAGATGAAGTTTCTTGCCCTGATCCGTGGCCTTGACAAACTGGTCGTTCTCCGTTGCCATGTCACTGCGGATGTACCTTGCCAGCTTGGTCTGCATCCAATCGTTCAAGGCTTTCCTTGACTGCATTGGAATCTTCAGTTCGGAACGAGTATCAGGCATCAACTCCCCAGACTGAATCAATTCATCTACGCTGTCAATGAATTGACCGCTTGATGTTTCGTGGCCCACGAATCTGCCGCCCTTTGGCTTGACCGCGTACATGATTGCATCTTGTGGGCTGACAGGAGCAAGAACGCCTTGGCCTTCCATACCGCGCAGCATTTCCTTGGCCACAGCCTTGCCGCCAGTGGCAACCGCCTTCTCCGTTGCTTGGCCAACCTTGGCAGCTATTGGTCCGGGGTTCACGACACTCGCACCAAGCTCACCCATCATGTAAAAACCCGCATCACGAGGATCGGTCGGCGGGGCTTGACGAATGCCTCTTTCCAAAGCCAGCCGTTTTAAGTGCGCACTACCCAGCGCCGGTTCCTCTGATCCCAGACCAAGCGGTGTCAATACCATGTTGCCTACGTCCGCCACACCACCGAGCAAGTTGTACGGGGTTTCGGACACGCCCTGAGCAATTGCCTTGCCCGTGCGAACCACGCCTCTTCCCACTTCCTTGGCCGCCCTCAGCGCATCGGCTGCCTTGAACTCCTTGCCCTTGGCAAAAGTATCTGCGGTGATGGGCGCACTGGGCGCACCCATGGGGTCTTGGAAATAGCCTACTTCTCCGCCATCAGCACGTTTGATGGGGAAAGGCCGGTAAGAAGTCCCATACTCGTTCTCTCCTGTCAACGCTTTGGTCAACCCACGCATTACAGGGTTTTGAATATAGGTGTACGACGGAACAGGTGTATGTGGAGGCAAATCGCGTGCATCCATGCGGGTCTGACGGGGCCCGGTCAACGCATCGTAGACCGCCATCATTTTGTAATTAGGAAACAATTCCCGCATTTCCGGGTCTTGTGTCAAAAATTTACCTGTGGTTTGCTCCAAAGCAGACAACGAGGCCAACTGTTCGCTGAACATGGCGCGTTGTTTTCCTACCTTCTTTAGGTTATCGTAGGAATCCTTGCGAAAGTAGCTGTTATCCAGTGGGCGGCCAAAGAATTTTTCCAACTTTTCACGGTTGTCCACCATATTCTTTACGGTGTCTTCAATTGAATCCCATCTATCTCCCATCAAGCTGTAAGCACGGTAGTTGTTGTCCATGCCACCTAATTTTGCAAAGTTGGGACGACCGTATATGTCCCCGCCCCGTGCATCCATGCTGTGTTCCAACTCATGCAGCGTGGTGATTTCCCGTTCTCCGGGGGACAGGGCAGTGTTTAAATTGATGACATCCGGTTGATCAGAATAAATGTACCCACGCGTGCCCATTCCAAGGCCACCCGTAAAAGTCTTCACCGCTGGGTTCATGGCTTCTGTATAAGCTTTCAGTTCCTCTGCGCTGCGAGAAACAGGGACATTTGGGCCCCATAGTTCACCTGTGCCCTCAGGATTTACTGTTCGATTCTCCATCACCTGAGAATCATTTAAGTCCCCACCATCGGCCATGTGCACCACGCCGCCATGCTTGAATGACTGCAACTGCTGCTTGGCCGGGGCGCTTGATTTGGGAGCAACGACGGGGAATGGGGACTGATAGCCTAAGTCTGCTGAAGCGAGGGCCACGGGCCGCGCAGCGGCCTCCGTCAGCATCTTCTCCGCTTCGCTTGGCTCGTTCTCACTCTTGCCTTCCTTCTCCCCTTCGTCCGCCAACATCGACACAGCCATGGCGGCTTGGAAGTTGGGGCCGAGCTGCGACAGCATCGGATGAGTCAAAGGTGCCGCTTTGTACACAGCACGCTGTAGGCCAGACTTTGGTTTGGTGGCTGCGGCGGCGACGGCAGTAGCAGGGGCCGAGGCCCGGGCAAGCTTTGTTTCGCCAAGAGCGCCAGTGATTTTGGTGACGTAGTTCTGCGTTTCCGCCGGTAGCTTGGAGAAGTCGCCACCCTTTTTCAACCACTTGTCCGTGTTCCCCGGTCCCCAGTTGTAGGCAACCAAAGCAGTCTGTCTGTCGCCATACTTTTTGACCATGGCATTCAAATAATCCCTACCGACCCGCGCCCGCTCGTCAGCACTGTCGTCCTTGGCTGGCTTGACTCCATAGCCGGGGTCCTTGGTCGTCATGTCAAGGACCTGCATCTCGCCTTTGGCCGTACCGTACTTGGTCATCGGGCCTTCAAGCAGCGTTTTCCCATCTGCTTTGTAACGACGGCCACCACTCTCTTGTTGCTTGACAGCCTCTAGCAAATCTTTGGAAGACGGTTCTTGGGCCATGGTCCGGGGTCCTTGGGTTACGGCGAATATCGCCCGATTCTACTGGCGGCGAGGAGCGTGTCAACCGTAGTATTCGTGCTGGTCCGTGGCCGGTTCAGGTTCCTCGTTATCGTCGTCCGCCAAGGTAATGAAGTTGCCCTGACGAAAGCGCATCCAAGCCATGACCGCTGAGTCCACTTGGTCATCATGTGCGCCATTGGGGAACGCCGCGCATTCTTCCACCATGTCCTGCGCCCACTCGATATCCTCAGGGTACCAGATCATGCCTGACTCCAACAAGGGAGCGACCGCATTGGCCCGGCTGATTTTGTCCTGACCGGTTCTTCTGCCGCCGGGGCTGTACATCGTGACGGGGATTCCAATCTTGCGCAACTCCTGCTGGAGCGGCGTGCCAGTCGCCTTGGCCTCGATCAAGACGTTGTCAGGATTCCAGTACATGTACTCGGCCTTGGCAATGCGCTTGAGTTCAGGAAAATCCCAGCGACCCTTCTTGACGTTCAACAAGATCAAGTTCGGGCCAGAGTCAGCATTGGGATAAAACACGCCCCACGTACTGATCACAGAAAAGTCAGCACTTTCCTTTTTGCTGTACGCCGTGTCGTACGTCTGGATCAGGTATTCACAGGGAGGCGGTTCCTCAGACTTCCACTTGCGCCACCACTCACGCTTCAGTATGGCACCCTCATCGTTCGTCGGGGCCTGCTGCCACTGGGCATTCCATTTCTTCATGCCGATGGAAACCTTGACCTTCTCTAACTCGTCAAGGCTCCAGTATCCCGGCCAAAGGGGCTTGCCGCTGGGCAGGATGGCAGGGAACTCGATCACCTCCCACTGGTCCGATTTCAACTGGCCCTGCTGCTTGAGTAAGCGCCCACTCAGGTCGTCAGTCTTCCAACGTGTGTTGATGACGATGATCGAGCCGTTTGGCTGCAAACGTTGACGGGGGCCAGACGTGTACCACTCCCACGTGTTCTCCATCGCAGTCTCGGACAAAGCGTCCTGCTCATCCAAGATATCGTCAAGGATCACGATGTTGCCGCCGCGTCCGGTCATGGCACCGCCCTTGCCGATGAAGAACGCTTCACCACCACCCTTCGTGTTCCACCGGCCAGCGGCCTTGGAGTCCGCAGACAGGCCAATGCTGGGGAAGAGTTCCTTGTACTTGTCTTCGTCAACGAGGTTACGGATCATGCGACCGAAGCGTTGGGCAAGTTCGGCGGTGTGCGAGCCAACGATGAGTTTGCTGTCGGGGATTTTTCCCATGACATAGGCCGGGAACAGATAGCTGCCGAGCTGGGACTTACCGTGCCGTGGTGGCATGGCAATCATCAGGCGCTTGCATTTACCAGCAATGACGCGGTCAAAGGCTTCCGCAATGATCTTATGGTGTTCCCCAACGAGCATCTCGGGCCACACGTATTTGCAGAAGTCGAGGAAGTTGGTTGTGGCTTTCTCTTGTGCCTCCAGTAGCTGGAGTCGCAGCTCGAGGCGCAGGCGCTCGGTTTCAATATCTTCTTGTTGCGTGGTATTCACGGGCAGACCTTCAGGTTCTGAATTTTTGCAAATATACCCCACCCCATGCCTTTTTCCAAACAAGGGGTGGTTTTATGGGGACCCGGGTGGGGGAGGGGTCAGGTTTTCAAAAGCTTTTTGTTTGTCTAAAACTTGGCCTTCGTCCTTCGCTGGCGCTGACGGGGCTTAAAGTGGCCCTCCCCCCTGAGGGATTCTGAGTCTGGTGTTCCGGCGTGCCCACCCGCCCCCGCCACCACCATTTGTGGGAAGGATAATAGAAAATCAAAGTTGTCAAGCAAATAAAAACAATCAGCGCGGACGCGCTGATTAACTTTCCCTATGATGCTGTAAGTTGTTGATTCTAAAGGGGAAAGTAAAAAAGCCCAGACTGTACAGTCTGGGCTTCTCGGGTCTGGACTGGGCGGCGCTGCCGCCCAGTGCGTGGATCAGGACTCGGCCACGTGCTTTGCGATCAGGTCTCCGGCCTCTTCGGCTGCACGTTTGGCCTTGTACCTTGCACGTGACTCGGCCTCGATGGTTCGCGCCTCCTCCTTGCTGATCAGCTCGCGGTCAGCCACTTGCACCTGTACACCATCGCCCAGTGAATACAGATATTCGCTGGTGTCGTAGTTGTAATCGTGGCGCAGCTGGGTCAGTGTGCACAGGAACCCAGCTATGGCCTGAACGTCCTTAGCTGCCATGCCCTCAGGTAATGCGAACACATTGCCGTTGATGCTGATTGTCTTGACTGTTTTCATTTCTCTATCCTTTCTTGGTTGCACTGGATCGGCTGATCCAGTGCTTGTATTTTAGTCTAATATGACACGGAATGTCAAGTTAGCTTTAACGCATTCTGTTATTTCATCCGCCAGATTATCGGATGCCCATTCCTTGATCTTGTCATCCACCACGTCGTCGACGTTGTAGTCTGACACGTCAAAGTTGTCTGACAACCACTCACTGATCTGGTTGTCAACGTCCAGATTAGCATCGATCCAGTCGCTGATCTGCTGATCGATGTTGCTGCTGCTGGCCGCGATCCGTTCATCGATCAACTCGATCAACGCGAGTCGCTCGGGGCTCGGACCTTGTGACTGGGTGCACACATTGGCAGCCGTATTGACCACCACCATCAGGGCAGTGTATGCCGAGGAGCGGGTTTCACTGGGCATCGCCTCGATGACTTCTTTTGCATAAGCAATCGCTGCATCGAAGTCGAGGCCGCGTGATGCGAACAGGCTGCTGGTATGTTTTGCTATCGGGTTTGTTGTCATGACTCTATCCTTTCTGAGTGCGGCCTCAATCAGACCGTGAATGAATTACATCACGGTCTGCGGTTCGCGTCTAATGAATTGTTTCTATCGGGGCGCGGCCTCCGATAGCTGCGCCCGTGCCCGGGCGGCGCTGAACGGGTCATAGCTGCGGATACGTGACTGGTTGTCAGTGTGTCGTTCTCGCAGCGAGAACGACAAGCCAGCATCGCGCATTGCAGCAACGAACAGCGAATAGTCGCAATCCTCCTCAAGGTGCGCGAGCCGCCCGCGCATGTAGCTGTAGCTGGACACCTTGTCCAGCAAGTCGAGCCGGGCAAGCAAAGCGATCGGCACGGCCAGCCAGCCGTGCCCCGGGTCTTCGTAGAAATTCAGGCGCATGGCATGCCCTCCCCGTCAACCGTGAGATAACCCCCGAGACACTCGCACCGAAAGCCGTTCGAGCAGTCAATCAGCACTACGCCCGCGTCCCCGTGCGAATCCTTTGCAGTCAATCGCCCTTTAGCGTTGAACACGCCAAAGCTCAGCGCCCCCTCGAGGTCCCCGGCGGTGCACTCCTGCACCAGTCGGGCGGTGGCATAGTCCATGTCGCCCGGGCGGGCCGACATGCGGGCCGCCAACTTGCGCACAATCTCCGGGGCACGGTCCCCGGCCCAATGGCAATAAACCACGGGACCAGCGTTAACCGCACCGTCCACCACTTGAAAAAGTACTCTATCGCCCATGTCTCTATCCTTTCTGAATGTTGAGGTCTCAATTGTGCCAGCGCCAGCGCCCGCGTCCAGTGAATATTTTCTATCGGCCACGCGTGGCCGATAGCCACGGGCAAAGCGCCAGCAACCGCGCACCGGCTGCCGCCGGTGCGCGAACCGTGGCCAAAGCCACGGGCAACACGGGGCGCGAATCACGCGCCCCGCTCCACGCACCGCGCCACGTTTTACGCGGTGCAAGCACCGAGGGTCGGGGACTGGTTTACGCTGGGCAAATTAACAGGGGATCGATCAATTAATTTGACCGATCCCCCTCGATAGCGTGCAAAAAAGCCGATTAGTTAAGCCGCGAGCAATTCCAAAGCGCGGTTTTTAATCGCTGCGCCGGTGCCAAACCATGCCGATTCGAGGCGCGTATTGTCGCTGCGGCCTCGCTCATGATCGACTAATTCAGTCACCGCGTTGAGCATCCCCCAGCGCGTGCCAGTCACGCCGCCAATGTCCGAACCAATGGCCGCGCCGTTGAATAATTGAATGATTCGCTTGTAAGCACGTGATTCGCTGATATCGATTTTGCCCGTGTGGTAAGGCTTGAGCAGCTCGGCCACAAACGCATCCGCCTCAGTAGCTGACATGGCCACGCCTGCCAGTTTGCGTGATTCAATTAAAAAGCGCTCCCAGTTATTGGCCACAATGCCCAGCTCTAAACGCACCGCATCCGCATCGAATCGCTCACTGTGCAGCACGCGAACCGAGGCAGTATTGTCCCCCAGTGCCGCCGTGATGGTGTTATTGCAAACCACGCGAACCGTGGTGAATTTTGCCACTGTGGCCATGGTGCCATCGTATGAGGTGCCGAGCAATAAATAAGGTTTGACAGTGTCACCCTCGACAATATCAGCGCCAGCGCCAACCGATGCCAGCGCCCAAACGCGCCGCCCATAACTGAGCGCCCCTGCGGTTTCCATTTGAAAGCCGCCCAGCTTGACCAGATTATCAAAAAAGCCCATAACCTCGGCAGGTTGCACTACGTGGTAACCGTCCGAAACAACGGCCAAGGGTGCGCCGGTGTCGCTACGGTGTAAAACTTTGCGCCCTTTGAATAACTCGGGCTCAGTGGCCGCAGCCGTGCGGAACAGTACGGGAGATTCGAGCACGCTATAGGCTAACCCTGCTTCGCGTGTCCATGTTGCAATGTCAGCATCAGCGCTCAGGGTTTGACCAAGGCCATGCCAAGGGGTTTTACCAGCGTAAGCCATTGCAGCGGTGCCGGTTGTTGTGTCGATCATGTGTGCCATTTCGCTATCCTTTCTTGAGTTGAATCGATAACCGCCCGGTCATCGATGGTTTGAATTCTAGTCTATTGTGCAGGGGTGTCCAATGAATTGTTTCAATCGACACCCCGCCGTTCATAGTTCAAAGTAATCAATTAAAAACCACATGACGAAAAGAATCAGCAACAGAATTACCATGCGGCCACCTCACGCCCAACGTCCCCCGCGATATGGTGCCGCAGCATGGAACCCATGGGCAGGCCTCGCGCAAAATCGCGCAGGGTTTTCGCATCGTTTGAATGTCGGTTTTTTCTCGTCCCGTGCTGTTGACT